CTATCGACAAGTATATGGGTGACTGTATCATGGCATTTTGGAATGCTCCTCTTGATGTTGAAGATCAAAGAAGAAAAGCAATTCAGACATCACATGACATGCTTGAGCACTTGGAAGGTTTAAATAAAGAACTGGAAAAGGAAGAACAGTTACCTATCAAAATTGGAATTGGTCTTAACACAGGAGAAGTAGTAGTGGGTAACATGGGAAGCGATCAGAGATTTGATTATAGTGTTTTAGGTGATGCTGTTAACCTTGCAGCAAGACTAGAAGGTCAGTCAAAAGGTTATGGTGTACAAATAGTAATGGGTGAAGATACTGCTGAGCATATGTCAGCTCACTTTGCAATGGTAGAGCTTGATAATATTGCTGTAAAAGGTAAAGAAGATGCAGTTAGAATATATACTTCACTTGGTAGATATGATATATTAGATAGAACTATGAACTGGGTGATGGCTTCTGACCAACACAAAAAGTTCTTAGAGTTATACAGACAGCAACATTGGGATATGGCGTTAAAGTTTGCAAGTGATCTTAGAGATGAGTTTGATGGCATGTTAGCTGATTACTATGATATAATGAAGCAACGAATCATAGAATTAAAGGAGAGCGACATGCCTAAAGATTGGGACGGAGTGTATCGTGCTACATCTAAATGATACCACTAAGCAATTACAAAACAGATCACAGAACTATAGGTGAAAGATTAACCTTTTTCTGTATAACTCTTATGCTTGGATTTATTATTGGGTTTGTAACAGCATCAGCACTTATTATATATTAAA